ATTGATGTCCGTCTCCCCCACTGCTTACGCAGATTTTGAGAACTCTTCCAGATTTTAGATGTGCATAGCACTGACGTGTGAGGCTGGACCCCCAGATCTAAGCAGTTGAGCTGAACCTCCAGGATCTCAAGCTCACCTACCACTTTGCGTACCGTTCCCCTCTTCCTCGTGCTGTCCACACACTGTCTGGAACGCTGGACAGTGATACACGAGCGCGGCTGTACCCATAGTGGTGGTGAATTGGGACAACTCTTCCCCTGGTATGATTCTTGTTGTGCGACCGGTGCCTCCCAATGGACACCTAAAGAAGGAGTGGCTTAAGCAATCTCAGTGATTGTGTAGTACGTTGAAGTTGGTCCCGTCCAGACAGGCGAGCCAGGGAATGTGACTGTGATGACTGGGTTGACAGCAGGGTCGACAATTTCGATGGCAAACAGAAATGAATTGCTGGTGCTCGTAGTGACGGCATGCCACAAGGTCCAAGGCTGACCAGCCACTGGCTTGATCAATGTTGCCTTGGTTCCCGTGACAGTCGGAACCGTCATAGTGACTGCAGAGCCTTGCAATGCAATCCAGACCTGGTACTTGCCAACAGCCCCTTTCGGGAACGTCAACGTGTTGTTTAGTGTGGTTACGGCCAGCGAGCCGGGTGCCACATTCGTGTTCGGGCCGAAGATGGTCGTGGGACTGAGTCCCGCACCAAACCAGTTGGAACACGATGCAACCGCTGAGGTGACGTTGCTGGCTACGATGGGCTTCTTAAGCTCCACCTCATACGTCACCCAAAGGTCGCCCAACACATTGCCGTCAGTTTGGCATCCAGTCACGGCCAGATAAATCTGGCCAAAATCATACATGAGCTGTGTCTCGCCAGATGTAACCGGGCCAGATCGTACGTACTGAACATTGAACGGATTCTCTTTCGGATCACACTCGATGGGGTGTGCAAATGGCTCACACGGTACTGCCTCATTGCTGCAGTACTCATTCAACAGTTCCACCTTGCTCCCCGGAGCCGCGTCAGTGCTGCGATAACTAGTCTGCAACATGACGGAACCCAGCGCAGCGTTAGTTGAACTAACTGCTGAACCGGACGTAGGGATGTAATGGAAGACCATACCCTTGATACGATACTCCTGAAACCGAACCGCGATTCCAGCAAGCCACGGAAACGTGGTGCTGAGACCGGGGTTGAGTGGGAAGCTCTGCTGAACTGTGAAACTTGTGGAGGAAATGACCTCACCTAGGTACTCCTTGTGCCTCACCACGATTGACTGGCCATCCGCATGCATTGCTGGGATGCTGGATGCGGCCTTCAACGAAGACCGCACCACACTGTTGGACCCAACGGCATAGTCGCCAGACCCTAACCACTTCGAAATCGCGGTACCAAGGGACGTACCCACGGCGCTGCCTGTAACGGGCGCGCCGAACATCGAACCGATCGCCCCGCCACCCAGGCCACCCAATGAACGGAGGGCCTGGCCGAGCAATGTTACCTGTTGTGGTTTGCTGCTTGCTGCAGCCTCCTTCTTCTTCTTTGGCCGGACAGCAACAAGAATTGGTTGCTTGCCCGATCGACGTGGTTTCACCATTATCGCTAGTTGGACTCTGTAACGATATTAACCCCGGGAGTGATGACCAGCCATGGCCGGTCAACACGCGCGTCACTGAGTTCCGTTATGCTAGCTTGGTGAAAGAACCGCTCCATCTCTACCTGTTGGTCGGGCAACACGCCATATGCATAGTAAAAAGACACACGCGCACGCGCGTCTATCACTGCACTGGCCACGCCCTGCGCTAAACGGAGCTGTGAACGGTTCCTAAAGACTTCCTCCATCATTCCATCACTGCACGCCACACCGTGACGAACAAATGCTCCGTAAAAGGCTGACAGCACTGGCACACCCTGTGCCAGCTTGCTGCCACACATGCCAACTGCTGACAACCACTTACGGAAAACTGTGTTATTCGGGACACTAAGCAAACACATGGGGTCCTTGTTCAAACAAGCATCTAGCTTGCGCACCATTCGCCACCCCGAGCTTAACTCAACTGGTCGCGTTTGACAGAACTCCACACATTCAAACTCATCTACTGTGTCCTCCACAGCCATGGCAAAGCCCTTGCGCCTGAACCATGCACTCAACCCAGTACGAAACGAGTTTCATCACGCTGGTCCAGAAACACTACACAATCATCGCCATTGTTGGCTAGCTCAATGGTCACACCACACTCACGCGCGTATGCCCAAACGAGGGCGCACATGATGATGCAGTTACCGAGCGATGTGTTGAGGTCGCCCGAACACCTAGTTCCTTCCATTGAGAACTTTACTGACCCATCAGCAGCATATGCAACCCCTCGGTTCTTGAGTTGCTTACTCAACAACCAGCCCAGCTCTCTGCTCCCGGGAAACAGGGCTAAATAAAAGGAATGCTCATACTGCAATGCGGCAACAGAGACGTGCATATCAAACTTGGTGGCGTCGAGCCCGATGGCAATTGGCCTATCGAACCGCATCCACTTGTCATAGAGTATGCCTGCAGCCTCATCCGCATTAAACCCTTTGATTACGGTGGCACGAGTGTGCGCACCGAAGGTCTTATTGATGGCTCGAAAATAATGGTGTTCGGCGTGTTTAAGGTACTTACCGAGACGGAGGTTAAATCTGGTGCTACGCGGATTAATTCCACGCGGCGCCTTTCCCACATCCTGCTTCTCAAACTTAACGAACATTGACACAACCGCATCTGCGCTGGTCAAGGGATCCTGCTCAAGGCTGTACAGTGCCTGCTGGTACAGCCTTCTCTTTGGGCCGTGGTAAGAATCAACAACTTGCTGACTGGTCAACACGGGCAAATTCGGCATGTGAGCAATGACCTGCCCCCTGAATGCGCTAAATTCAGGTGTTCGGTAAGCTGAGGGACCAACCTTGAGCGCGGGCCTGAAGCCTTCCTCATCCTTGCATAAAAAGTACCGCTCTACAAGGGCGCGCTCTATGGTGTCCACACTATTGTTAAAAACTCCCAGGTTGTGATCTGGGCCAAACCCCGAGAGAACAGTGAACTCACGAGGTTTGATTGACAGCCCGTTGCGGCGTACGCACAACGACCCGCAACACTCCGCGTCAACCCGCGCACGCAG